GAACAGTAAATCTGTAACCGTTGGAGACAATAACATCACCAGGAGCGATTTCGGTCTGGAAGGCGGTTCCTACACCAGTTACGTTACCACTTGAGATGGCGATGGTGCCTGTTAGAGCGATATCAGCCAGTTCAGGGCGGATGTAAGGAGCACCAGCCTGGGATACCAGAGTGGAAACCTTGTGACCGTTGTTAGGAACGTAAGTTGTACCAGAAACGTTAGTTCCGGAGCTTACAGCCTCAACAGTGTAGTAACCGTCGAGTTCCTTCTCTACAAGGATGTTGTTGATCTCAGTGACAAGGCCGGTAGTCAGTTCGTCAGGAGTAGCTCCGTTGACGATAATGGCGCGATCCTCACCAGCAACGTTTACGTAGAATACCTGGACGGAGTCAGGAAGGTATCCAGTACGAGTTGTTGTTAATCCGCTGACAGTAACGTCTCCGCTGGGAACAACATCTACCCCACCGCTTTGGATCTCGGAGAAGGTTGTTGTGCCTAGATCATAACGCCAGTAGGAAGCGTCTGCGTCAGCCCACTTCAGGGGAGCAGCGTATCCTGTGGTCAGGTCCTTCGACACAGCCACAATCTTGTCGTCTGGGATCACTGAGGCCGATGCGTAAACGTTCTGGTCTACAAGGAAGGCCTTGATGATAGCGGATTGCTCGGAAGCGGGATTGTAAGCGATCTTACGAACGGTTACGCTGGCACCAGGAGCTCCAGAGAAGTCAATAGCAAGACCTCCGGAAGTCAGCGAGAGCTTGATGTCGTTGCCAGACTTGTTCACCACATAGTAGACAGTGTTGAAACTTAGGTTACCCAGGGTACCGATCGCTGTGCCTTCGAGAATGACTTTATCGCCATTGGCTAGTCCTGTTGAGGAGGCCAGAGTGATGGTGTCGGCAGTTGCGTTAAATCCAGCAATAGCTGCTGTGTAAGCCGTGGAGCTCTCGAGCAGGAAGGCGCTAATCGCGCTTCCAGAAACATGTTTAATCGGCTCTCCAGTAGAAACTTCACGAGATACGCAACGGAAGTTCATCTCCTTGACGGAGGTGTAGAGCTTTACAACAGTCTGGTTATCCAGGTCCAGAGGGGAGGCGTAGCTAGAACCATTAAATTGATACGCTACAAAACGATCAACCTGGGGTAGGTTTCTAGTATCGCGAGAGAAGATTCTGAACTTACCCGCGGTGGCCTCAACAGCATCTTGCTCGATTCTGTAGTAATCGGCGAAACTGTCACCATTGCCAGAGAGGAAAGCGTAGAGGTCGCGAGCGTTATCAACCTGATCTAGAGCAGTGGTTGTGATAACTTTGATCTCGTCTCCGTCAGGATCGTTTGCTCCGATAGGAGTTCCGAAATAACGACCATTGATTTTGAGTGCAAAGGCGTTGTAATTAACTCCTGCGGAGGAGGCTCCGAGATCGATTACGGTCTCAGGAGTCGGGGATACACGGGTGAAGTAGAGGATACCATTAGCACCAACGTTATCGAAGAAGGCTCTCACGGAGTCGTAAGAGGCCAGGGCTCCTTTGTTACCAACAGGAACAACCCCACCAACCTTCTCTACAAAATCGGCAACTGAACCGATCTGTGTTGGTTTGTAGGGCTCGAGAACGGAGTACGCGTCAAGAGCATCCTCCCCGTAGTAATCCTCAGTTGGCGTGGTGCCGAAAAGGTAACCCACAGCGTGAGTGGCCAGAGGTTGAGGCAGACCACCTGTAGAGGCTTGGGTTACGAAAACACCGGGCCGATTCAATGTCGCAGCATTGATTCTGATTGGATTGGCCATAGGGAATTGAAGACACTATATCTTTCACTATTATCCTTAAACAAACGGTCTTTTCAAACCCGTTTAGTCGGGTATATCAATCTTATAGAGTTGGAAAAGTTCGTTCATCAGCCAGTCCGGGCAGGAAACCGCGCCGCATCTCCTCGCTTCTAGAATCCTTATCGACTTCCTCAGTATCTTGTTAAAATCATTAGTGTCCACGTACCTAGCGTTTACACTGATAAAAGCTTTAAGCCCTGATATATCCTGCTTAAGGCAGATCGAGCACAGTATGAGGATAAGTTTCAGTCTTTCGGAGTCTGTCATTCAGTGGGTTTGTTAATCGACTCTATCGCCTCCTTGTGCACTTGGATCATCGCGATAAATTTTGTCATTGGAACCTTTTCCATCAGTGCCAAGCTTGCAAAAGATCCGTTTTGGATGTTATAGCATTGCTTCAGCCATGTGTACTTTGTCATGTAGTTGCAGAGAATATGCTCTTCGATAGCCTCGAAGAGCTGAATTATTATCCTCTGCGTTAGCTTTGTAAAATCTAGCTCTTTTACGCTTAGAGTAGTAAGTACCGATACAACATCGTCAAAGGACAGATGCTTTTTCTCGTCATCTCCACCCGCGTCTCCGATTAACCGATCTAGAAGCTCTAAATCCTCACCAGTGATGTCCCTAAAATCTATTTTTCGACCTTTTGCGTCGTGAACGCTGATCGTATAGTTATGGTTCCTTGTTACAGAGAAACCACTACTCTGCTGTTTCATCCATTCCTAGCAACTCGTTGATAGCGTTACCGAGCAGTTTGAGTTGTTTGGGGCGAAGCTTCTTCGCTTCCTTTAGCGACAGTTTTCTTCTACCAGAGTCAGGAACGTGTAAGATGCAGATTGTCTGCAGAGTGGCTTCGATCTCGTCGATGTTCTTATTGTTAGAGATCTTGTTGATCTCGATGAGATCATTGGCAGTGGGTTCCTTTAGTGTCAGAAACTTGCCCGGGGAGATCTCAACGGGGATGATCTCGGGCTCCCCGAAGTCAAAAAGATCGTCCTCCTCGTCCACGTGAGATGCCGAGGCTGACACCTCGCGTGTCATTTTGCTTACCGCCATGGTGTTTATGATGTGTCCCATTCTTTAAACCTCTTTGTTTAAATTTATCTTAGAGACAGAGGTGCCGTGGCCGTAAACAATAATCCCTACGAGCGCTGGGAAGAGCTAAAAGCCTCCTCGGATTACAGATCCACGGACACTCAGATAACGTCACTTGTGCGCCAGCAACTTTCTCAGTCCGAGTACCTCAGAACATCGAACAGAGTCAATTCTGGTCCTTATAGGAACCTAAGGGCACAAGCCGCCGACTCTAAACCGCAGGTGCCGCATCCGCTTGGCTCTGAGGATATGTGGGGATGGCAGAGGTGGACGCAGATGGATCCTTCGGGGCTTCAGGAGCCCGATCTAGCGGAGGACCTACTCGAGATAAACAGGGATTCTGAAGTGCCTGGAAAGACTTACGATCCTATCAGCGAAGTAGGTGGTGCTTCAACCTAATCTAATAGTAGCACTCTGAGAAAAGCTTCAAGTACAGAGAGACGCCGCAGATAGCGATTCCCACCTGCACAGGACTTCCCTTGTTAATTCCGATATATAACGAGGCGTCTAACTTAAAGAATTCGTCAGCGTTTAAGTTTACGTGCAGAGCGGACCAGTTCTTTACACAAAAAAGAGACAGGTACCACTCATGGCCAAAATCGTAGCAGTAACGGCAGTCTAACAGTTTCATAGTTTTATGCGTTCATTATACCACTACTTGGGTTTAAAGGGATTGTAGAGTCAGGAACCATGGACAATCTCCCTAACTCCGTGTCAGCCTCCGAGCTCTCAAGCTGGAGGAAGTGGGCGGAAAAATCCTCCGCTAAGCCCAAGCAACAGCAGCCTAATAACCTGGCTACTGGACTCACTCAAGGAAGCTGGGAGCAGATTCCATCTCCGATGAATAGATCACCTTACCAATCCTGCAGCTCTTGCCGCAGGGCGCGAAGACCATGACAGCACCAAGACGCAGGACGTCGGCATCAAAGCCTATCGAGCTAGAGAACGAATCCGTAGAACCAACTGAGCTCGAAACTGAGGCTCCAGTGGAGGAGACTACGGAGCTTTTCGATCCGCCAACGCCCACAGGAAAAATCTTCCTTGGCGAGGAGGATAAAAGGATTCTTAAAAAGTTCAACAAGCACATTGTGAATAAGTTAGGCCTCGGGGGCAATAGGTCCTTCAAGATCTGATATAATTGTAGTAGAATCGGAAATTGTATGAAGCCTGGATTAGTAAAAGCGTACATGGACATCGCCGAACGCTTCGCCCAGGTCTCCGAGTGCCAAAGGCTTAAGGTCGGCGCCATAGTGGTTAAGAACGGCTCTATTCTAGCGCATGGCTGGAACGGAACTCCAAGTGGATTTAAGACCAACGTCTGCGAAAGAGAGGACGGAAAGACGTCTCCGTTTGTCCTTCACGCCGAGCAGAACGTTCTGGTTAAAATGGCCAAGTCGACAGAATCCATCGAGGGGGCCGAACTCTTCTGCACCCACTCTCCGTGCCCCGAATGCTCTAAACTGATGGCCCAGAGCGGAGTAAAGAAAGTCTATTACAAGCATAAATACAGAATTACTGAAGGCCTTGACGTTCTCCAGGAACTTGGAGTTGACGTGGAGCAGGTCCAATGAGCCTTAATTCGGAACGCGAGAAAAGATCCCTAAAAGATTCTCTTAGAAACACTGAGAACCTTAAGGAGACTCTCGAGTGCCTAGAGCATATCCTGATACACAGGACACCGTTCGCTCTCTACGTGGCCACAGCGGATAGAACGGACTGTACTTGGGTGTTTGATCCGGACACCATATACGAGATGGTGGGAGGTAAGAATAAGTACGACGATATTTTTGACTCTCTCTTCGTAACAGAGGAAGATAGAGCTACTGGGGTGGTATTTTTTATCTTTCGTAAAGTTGGCCCGATCTACTCCATCCGAGTTGACATCGAGCTCATCGACGAGATTATTAACGAGTTATACGACGAGCTTTAAGGTCCTGAGGGCAGCAATTATCTCGTTTATCTTCACCTTTAGATTGAGATCCTGACTGCGCTTGAATCGAGCGCCTGCTGTGACAGTCTTATTAGTCGGAGTTACAGTCATCACTGTGGCGGGGGTTGTGGTGTCAAATGAAGCCACAGTAAATTCCACATCCTCTCCGGCCGATGTAGTGGCGATGAATACGTCACCTACGTCAAGCTGAGTGTCAAATGACGTGTTAGTGCCAGTGACGTTAGCGTTGGTAATTGCGATAGTGCCGGAGTAGTAGAAAGCGTTTGTGTCCGTTGCCAGCGCAGCAACCTGAGGAGATGTTGTAGTAGGAGTTTCGAGCGCTTTAACTCTTACCTCGAGGTTCTGAACGCTGACGTCAGTAACAGCGACTTTCTCTGATAGATCTTTTTGAGTTAAGTTGAGTGTCTGGAGTTGCTCCTGGCCCGCGGCTAAGTTCTGCTGAAAATTCTCGCCAAGAGCGCCGATGTCGTCCTCTAGGAGCTGAAGAGTCGTCTCCAAGTTAGAGATGGACGTGGAGGTTGCTTCTGCCAGAGCTGCTTGAGCTGAAGCAATAGCTGTTGAGAAGATTTTGAGGTCTCTGGTCTTTGCGAATGTGCGATCCGCGTAACGAACATTGACCACTCCCATCTCTGTTGTGGGATCGACGGCTTCGACCAAGCTCACTCCTAGCTTCAGTCCGCTCTTGGTTCCGGTGCCGTCCTCAACAAACAGAGTGCCCTCGGAAGTTAACCCGTCCTGGGCTAGAACTTCACCTGCAGTTGAGAGTTCTTGCCTGGCAACATTAAGAAGACCACCCGCGTAGTCCTCAATGAATCGGCTTCGTAAATCAGCCATTACCTATACTAGTTATTATAGTAGTCTTTAATCAGGGAATCCTCAAGACTATTAGTGAAGAACGCGTACATGTGTGGTGGAATCACCGTGACGGGAGGAGGATTGTCCCACAGCACGAGCCAGTTATTGCAGAGAAGCATGCGTATCTTGGACGCTACTCTTCTACTGGACCAGTCTATCTCGGTACCTCTAAGATCCACAAGCGTCTCGTATGTTTTTCTGAACATCGCGAAGTTTTTGTTAGAGGAAGCGGTTATTACGGGCCTGAAGTCCCTCAAAAGGCGTTCCTGAGCCACCGTGGGTAGGTTGCAGTTTCTAGCAAGCAAAGCTTTTAGTGACCTATTCTCTCCGAGGTTGATCACGTCCAGAGCAGCGCAGTTCGATACGTTAAGCACCTCGAGTTTTGGAGCCGACAGGACCATAACAGCCCTCATGTTGACATTACCTTCAAGATTGAGGTGAGTGAGTTCGGCTCTGTGTAGATTGAGATTAGCGTGAACTAACTTATTCTTCTGAAGGTTCAGTCTCTGTACGTAGGGGTCGACAAGAGCGTTGTCTTTACCCGATATCCAGTGATCCTCCCATGTCAAAATCTCCTGGTTTGATAGCTTCATCTCAGGTATAATAATCGGCACTCTTTGATCCCTTGAGATCTCTAGAACGTAGGAATCATTCATTTGCTTGAAAAGCCCCGCGTTGCTATCCGAGAACGGGATCCCCTCGGTATTGAGCCGTATGTAATTAAAATGCTCCGGCGCCTTCAGTCCAAAGGACAGAGTCTTGGCGCCTTTCACGGTCTTGAAAAATGTTTGGATTTTATGGTTCACTTGAGTCTACCTCCGGATAGGGTCGGAGGACAGAAGCTTAGTGAATACTGATCATCTAGCGGAGGAGAGAACCTCTTGCACTTCATGATATTCATGCAGATCTGGTAGTTAAATGGGGAGTCGAAGCTAGCGCAGTTGAATTCTGTTGTCTTCTCGAGTTTAGCTCGAATGAACTCTACTATAGCAAATTCTGTGCTGCCGTACTCACTCAGTTCTGGCCCGCCGGCCTCGTAGACAAGGGGATCCGAAAAGATGCTTGTAAGAATCGGTTCGCCACTCTCCCCGATAAGAGTGGTGTCTGGAAGCAGGGACATATAAGCCGGCGGGGTGGTGTAAGACGACGTCGAAATAAGAGTTTCCGAGGGTTTGTACTCGGCAAATGTTCCAAGCGGTCTGTCAACTGGTACCGAGGACGCGGAAAGGCCGGGAACTTGGGAGTATGTCTCTGGGAACAGAGCTTTGTTAAACGCCCCCGCGCATCTCTCCTGCGAGTTGGCGTACAGTTCCTCGCAATTATCCCCACCGAATTTTTTGCATGATTCAACCGGATCGAATAGTGGCACTTCGGGGCCATAAAGCCCAGCGTCTGCGCTTTCTTTCGATATGTAATTTGCTCCTAGCGTAGACGCTCTGAGATCAGGATTGCCCTCCAGTTGCTTGTATAGATCTACTACAGTGTAAGGTTTACTCTGAGGAACCACCCTGTTCTCAGTTAACTCGTACTTAGTTGCTGGGGTGAAAGAGATTTTCCTAGACTTAGAGGATATTAACCCGACAGTTTCGTCGGTGAGAGCAACGTTATTTGCCAGGGTGTTTCCGTCCGAGAACTTGATGTACTTACTCACAAGGCTACCAGGAATCTCGGAAATTATTCCCAGCTCTCTCATCTGAGATGTAGACTCGAAGATCTGCTGAGCCTGCTCAGGAGTTACGGAGTTAAGCACTGGCACTCTGTTAGGAACTCTGGAGTTTCCTATTCCCGGACTCTCGGCGATAGGCGCGGATGCTGCGAGCGAAGTCTGCCCAGAGATGCTACTCCCTTGCGCTCTTGAGGAGATAAGTTGAGGTATCGTCTCAAAGGTTTTATTCTGTGAGTAGATTAGAGGCTGCAAACTGCTAGCAAACTCCGTGTCCGTAGTAACTGTGTAGTTAAGTCTAGAGCTGAAAATAGTCCTGATGATAGAAACGGAGTCTATAAGACCGTCAATAGTTTCCACCAGTTTTGGCATGGCGTAAAATTCGGAATTCTCGGAGACTTTGAAATTATCCACTTGGTACGAGTTCTTGTAAAATCCGAGTTTAAGCCCCAGGCCAGAGAGACTGGCGTACCTTAAGAAACTAGCAAACGATCCGCCACTGAACCCGTCGATAACAGCCCCGAAGCTATTAGGAGAGTTGGGCATATTGAGAATGGTTGCAAGTTCTTTTGGAGTGAGTCCTTGAGCCCTGTCGTATAGGTTTTCTACTATCGACTTAGAGTCTATTCTCCCGAGATTGTTTCCTATGATTTCGGTCCACTGCTTGAGCGCTATAGGCACCTGAGAGTCAGCCTGATCGTAGTTTATTGTAGGTGATGAGAAGGGATCGTCCGCATAGACACCTGTAATCATCTGCTCTACAAGAGGCTGGATGAAGTTAACATCCTCCCTGTTTTTGATTATAGTGCTCTCTCCGTTCTGATACAGGAACGAAATCGACTCAAGTAGGGTGAGATTGTTTTGCCCTAGGATCTCGTTAAATTTAACTAATTGAGTCGGATCAACGGCGTACGTAAGTCCAATGAGCAATCCGATGAGCTTGGGATACCTGCTTATGTTAATATACGTGGCTTTTGACTTATCTTTCTGCGACAGACTCAGGATGTTCAGAAGCGAATCCAGAGGGTTTTTGGCGTACAGGAAAGACAGGTAAGCGTCAACTCCTGCCTGCCCTCCGAATTCGTATATCAGCTGAGCTAATTCGTAGCCCTTGAAAAACGACTTAAGATCCGAAGAGTCGGAGAGAGGGGCAAAGTTTGTGATAAGTTGGGAGAAGTCCTCCGCTTCTATGAGTTTGTTTATCTCGTAGTCTCTGAATCCCAAAGAACTTAAGTACGAGATAACTCTTCGGTCATTAGCTTCGAAAGACTTAAACGAGAGATTCGGGATGAAGGCCGAGGTCGTTACCCCGAGCCTCTTAATCAGGTCACTAACCTCCTCCAATTTACCAGTTATCCTCTCCACCCATGGCCCAAAGAATTCCAGCGAGTCACCAGGAAGGAGCGGATTTATGACCGCTTTTGAGAACCTTGAGTAGTTATTCAGAAGGTACCTGATTGCTCCTGTGAATCCGGCAAGAGTTTTGTTAGTATTGTTAGTATCTAACATGTACGTTGTAGGAGGGAAAACTCTCTGGAACTCGTCCATCTGAGTTTTCACTGATCCAAGACCCTCGTACCCTGGAACTTTTCCAGTAGAATCCAGTGTGTTAGACAAAGCGGCGATTGTATCGCCCACAACCAATGATCTTTTATAAAGGCTCTCTATGGCGAATAGAAGTAGATCCACTCTCGCCTGCTCAACGTAAGTCAAAGGCTCAGCGAGCAATCTATACCGATCCTGGATGCCGGCAGAGAACTGGGAGTAGACAGGGTTGTAGATTACTTTACCGGAGGAGATTGGAGTTCCTTGCGGTAGCTTCTGCCTTTGAGTAAAAGATCTCAAAGCGCCAAAACTATCCAAAAATTTGAGTCCTGGAATTTTATTTGTCTTTATTCCGGACTTGAAGAGAATATCGAATTTGCCAAATACGGAGTCACCGTCGTAAACATCATATACCTCCGGCAAGTCCCTTCCAAACGCCACTGTGAGAAGGTATTCGGAGAAGCTGGCAATATACTCAACTCCACCAACAGGTGAACCTTCGTATCCCCCGAAAGCTTCGGAGACACCTCTGAGTCCTCTGATGGAGTCTAAAATCTGCTTTCCAGCTCCGCCAAAAGTCGATGGGAGGAGCTTTTCGTCAACGAAAATTTCCTTAGAATACCTAGTAATGTTGGAGTCGGATGTAACGGAGTTAACATCAAACCCTATGTTAGTCACTTTAGAGAAAGCGGAGCGAATTTTTGACTCGTAGACGACTCTAAAAGATTTTGAGCTGTCAAACCTTCTGGAGGAGTACTTTACCCACTGCTCTGGGTCAAAATACGAGCGACTTGGCTCTGAAATCCCTGGTTTTAATTTATAGAGTTGCCCGTCATAGACTATCAGGCTCTCGTAGATGATGGGTATCGAGTACTTGGACAGACCGATCTTGGAGGCGATCCGGTTGTAGCTTAGTGGAGAGTAGGACGTAACTGCTGTTAATGCCTGGTACTCCTCCCAGTACCTGCTGCCAGGAAACAAGGTGTATATGGCCAGAGTTTCTTCGTTTATCTCGTCTGGCACAAGTGCGTAAAGTTTCTCTGAGTACTGGTACTCAGGTTGCTCCTGTATGATATCTAGAGCGCTGGAAGACGCGTAGAACGAGTAATTGTTGATGTTCTCAGAGAACAGGATGAAGTAGCTATCTAGAATCCTGGTGAAGTTGGCGTCGTAGTTGGGTTTTGATTTTATAAACGAACTTAGACTAGACTTAAGATACGGAAGAAGACTCTCCACAGTCTCTACATCAAACTCAAGCTCGAATAGAATCTGAAGCAGAATCTGCTTGAATGGGATTACGGAGATCTCCTCATCGCCCTCGATACGATCTAGCACGAGGCTAAGTAGCTCTATTCCCGTATCAAGAAATCTCTGCTTAACAACGTCAATTTTGAACTTACCAAAGTCCCTCTCGTAAGCGGAAACGCTCTCCGAGACGAGTTTTTGCAGACCGATACGGATTTCCTCGAAAAGCTGTAGAGTCATAGACATGGCGTATCTGCCTAAACTTTAAACTTTGAGTTTAAAGCTATTGGAACATGAAATAGGTTATGCAATCTAAGATCTCAGTGATCCTGCTTAAGAGCAAAGCCGTGGACAACTCGTCCGACCTCAACAAGATGGCCGTGCATCTCGAGCAAGTGCTGACGGAAAAAGACGGAGTGGACTTGAAAGTACGCCAGAGCGTCACCGAGGCCTCTGCTAAATCCTCGGACTTTATCATCTTCTGCGGGTACGACACTTTCACACTCTCAGAGTTTTTCAAAGCCCTCTCCGTGGTGGAAGGGATGGAAGGCTCAGACGGCCCTATGATCTTTCTGTACGAGGAGCCCGGGCAATCTCCGTGGGAGCGGCTCAACTACGTGCTTATGGACGGCATGGATATTGGCCGAGTAAGTCCTAAAGTATTTAACAAAATCATTGACACCTGGTCCTACCGTGATATAATCAGTACTATAGACGTATCTCTACGCCGCCTTGGAACTGGACCAGCTGATAACACTGACACCGCATCTAAACGAGCAGCTGCTGGACCGGCTGCTAGAGCATGATCGCTGGAAACTAGAGGCAACTTTTGCCCACGAGATTCGGCTCGAAGAGCTTAGAATCGCCTCAAGGCGAGGAGGCGGATCATCCGCCAGGCTTCCAGAATCGGTGCAAGGGGGCATAACTGACGAGGACCGGAAGTTCAATGAATTGACGTCCTACGGAGCATGCACCGACAAGCAAATTGGCCTGATCTCCAAGACCAAAGTCTGGGAGGGAGCGAGCGATCGCTCCTCCAAACTATTCGAGCAATGGTACGCACACATCCAGGATAACAATGTTGTTCCTGTAAAAGATCTCAAGGAGGGACGGATTAAGACTCTTCTCCTCGCCTTCCTATGGGCCAGCGGATGTGGTCACCGAGTCGCTAAATGGCCAGAAGCGAATGATGTTCACCTTGTAGAGACGCTCAAAAAGGACTTAAAGGACCGCTTCTCCAAGTTCTCAAAGCACAGCATTACCGCAGCTTACGAGTCACTGAAAGTGTTCTGGAAGGAGATCAACGACTACGAGTCGTGTCCGTTCAACTCCAGTCTGATCGCTGAGGTACTCGACGAGTCGTACTTCTATGTCTCCCAGAAAGCCGAAGAGGAGTCCAAAGTAGACATAAAGAATTCCCCGCTCTTCTCAGAGTTTGAGAAGAACTTCCCGCACGTCTCGCTAGAGACACTCGAGAGGTACTACGTTAAAAATCGTTTTAACTTCATCGCTGCGGGTGTGGGAGCTCTTCGTAAAGCATTCACAACCACTTGCCCTTCCGAACTAGAGCATAAGTTCTCAGAGAAGGAATGGCCTAAGAAGTGGCACATCTATCTCTCATCCTACGAACCCAAATGGAAGACACAATTAGAGACGATTCAGCACTCATCGAGGGAGGCCCAGCAGAAGTGGAAAGAGGAGTGAATATAGTCACCAACTCCCAGCCGGTTATCGTCGATGGAGCGGAAGAAGCCATAGAAAGATACAATAATGGCGAGATAAGCGCCCAGGAATTGTATGATCTGATACTGGACGCGGATGTGGTGTACATTGATCGGTCTAACGCTTCCGAGTTTAAAGAATCAAAAGACACTAGTAGCTCCGAAGAGTAAACCGCATGGCTGAGGACCGCGCCGTAGCAAAGCAAGTAAAAGTAGGCTACTTCGATAGGTACTTCAGCCTAGGAGTGTCCCAGGGCAGCCTAGCAGGCTACAAAGCGGATCCTTACGCCTTTACAGCGACTCCCTACCTCAACTCTGGCACGATCCTACCTCGCCGCGATGACATCCTCATCGAGGAGGGTGGCGGCGGACCCAGGGCCATTGAGAAGTACATGCGGCTGTTCAACGACAGCCACATCATCGCTGCTTGGGAGAAACTGACTGGGGAGATCGTGCAGCGCAAGTGGGAAGTAGATCCCGCTAGTCCCTCGGATAAGGACGAGGAGGTTGCCGAGTTTGTCCGCCAAGTGCTTAAGCGCATGGGTACTAACACCCGGCAGGCTTACGGCAAGGAGATGCTCGTTACATCCAACTCCGCGTTCGATACGTTTATCCGCGGTATGTGCGAGTCGGTGATCCTAGGCATCTCCATAGGGGAGATCTGCTGGATGCGCCAGGGCAACTACATCGTGCCTTCCGAGATCAAGATTCGTGACCCGCGCAGGTTCCAGTTTGTCCTTAACGAGGACGGAACCATCTCACCGAGACTGATGACGGTGGATTCGCCCGTGGAAGGCATTCCGCTTCCTCTGCGCTCTATGGTAATCCATAGGCACTGGTCATACAGCAACTTCATGGACCCGTATGGCACAGGTCTGGGACGCCAACTCTATAGCCTCGTGGAATTCAGACGGACCCTCATGTCCTTCTGGCTTCAGTACGCGGATAAGCATACCACCCCCACAGCGGTGGGTAAGTTCTCGCTCGGAACCCCCGATGAGGAGGTTCAGTCACTCTTCACAGCGCTTCAACGTCTGGGTCAGGAAACCGCCATTGTCATCCCAGACGAGATGGATATTAGCTGGCTGGAGAGCCAGGGCCGCTCCGAAGTTTACGAGAAACTCATCGAGTATGTTGATCAGCAGATCAGTTTTGTTATCAATGGCGAGAACACAGTCGGCCAGGAGACAGGAAATGTTGGATCGTACGCCCGTGACCAGATCTCCGATTCGGTTCGCATGCGTAAAGCTAAAGCGTTCTCTGAGGAACTCGACGAGACGATTAACGCTACTATTATACGCTGGATTGTTGAGCTTAACTATCCGGGCGCAGCTGTTCCTAGACTTCGTAGAAACTTTGATGATCTAGAGCAGCGAGATGATCCCGTTAAGATCGTGCAGATGCTCACTCAGCTTCAGGCCATCGGCTACGAGGTCAAGGACCTTGACTGGGTGAGAGACAAGCTCGAGATCCCGTCCCTGGGCAAAGTGGACATGAGTGCCATGATGGGAGGAGCTCCAGGGGCCCCAGGAGCGCCTGGCGGCGCCGCTCCTATGGCCGAACCTAAGGACCTGAGCGGCCCGGATAAAGCCGCTGACGGTGCTCAGGGGGCTTTCGGAGCTGACCAGGGAGACCTACTCAGCCTGTTCGATTTTGCCGAGAGCGAGTATGACGAGGTCGGTGATGAGTCGGATAAGACTCGTAAGGACAAGATCGCCAAGATCATCGCGTCCAAGTTCGATGGCACGCTCGATGATGTCGGGTTCCAGCGTATTGTCTCCGACAATGGCGATTCGGAAGCCTCAGCGTCCCGCATCCACATCAATGAGTACACCTCGCCAGGCGACATCTCCCACGGTTCCCGCCGGCTTATCGAGGAGGTTAAGAAAGTGGCTTACATTAATCCCGAGCAATCGATGAATCTGAGCGCTCTGGACGGCGAGCTTCACACCTTCGAGAACATGATCCGCATTGATGATCTCAAGGCATGCGACACTGCCAAGCTTATAGAGCTCTACGAGCGCATCTATCGTCTCAACCGTTCTGTAGTGCACAAGGAGTGCGTTGTCATCGATTGCAGAAGGGCCGGTTACTGGAAGTGGTTCGCTCCGTACTTTATGTAATTTGGCCAGGTGGGCTTAGTTTAAATACTGGTTAGATATTAGTGTAGCTATCCTGCCATGCTCTCTTACAAGCCGGTAACTCAGTCGCAGTTCTGGATCCAAGCGTCCCCCTTCCAGCACTACTTCACCAACTTCAGCGGAATCCGTGATACCGCCGGGACATCCCAGTACGCCGACGGCGTTCGCGGACGTATCTTCAACCTTCGCGGCCCTCGCACACTCTCCGAGGTAACAGTGACTGTGCCTTTCGATCCTGAGAAGCACGCCGACATCGTCGACTTCTGGAAGGCTTACGGTTGCGAATTTGTGACCCTGACCATCACTCCTGTCTCCTGCGGAGAGGATCCCCAGCCCGTCGGCCAGCGCACGATCACTATCCCTGATGCTCAGATGACAAGCCTGAACTTCGGAGCCGCTGACCGTACCTCCTCTAACGTTTCCACTCTCGAACTAACGTTCGTGATGGATACCTTCACATACAACTGATCCTAACACGGTGAGGTTGAAGTATGACGCTCTCCAACCTCTACTTTAGGGGGTGCTTTGAGCAACCCTCGGAAGATCAGAAGGACGCCATCGAGGAGGCTGGTGGGATAGCCGAAGTGGCGGATAAGAGCTGCTCCAGAGCAAGTATTAACACTTGCGGCATGAGCATCGAGCGGCTCTTTAGCACTTACAGTATTTACAATCCGCAGAAAGGACTATATAAGTCATGGGGGGACATCGAGTTCCCCTGGCAGATTAGTAGTCTAACACCTAACCTTCTGCTGTCAGGGACAGACGATAAGTGGAGCGTCGCGCAGTACAGAGCTTTAGTGGCGTATACCGAGGGATCAAGAGTCCTGCTCATAGAAGACGACGGGTACAGAGTAAGCCTTTACGAAGCGGACGAGGACATCCTCGCGATTACCGGAGCGTTCGACTACTCCAAATGGAATAAAATCTGCCACGTGGAGACGACGGAACCGGCTGGGGTGCCCTCCATCGAGGAACTGCTGGAGCGCTACGATTTCTACGAGTTAAAGCTTTTTGATACCGAGTGGGGAAAATATAGCCGGAGTTGGGACGAAGCGCTTAAGACCCAGAGCCTTGAATCCTGCGTGCAGCAGGGTCTGACTCTAAACGATCTGCAGAACTGCCTCGATCTAAAGTCCTCGGATGAGTGGGACAGCGCTAGGATCCGCAGGGACTTCTTCTACAGGGCTGGAGACATCGTCCTAGTCAGCGGGGAATGCGAGGATGTCATCTGCGTCTATATTGCTAAGCAGAACATCCCGGCTACTGAGGAAACTCTGAGAACCCAGTCCGTCTTCGATCCTAGAAGCACTTTGTGGCAGAAGATCTACTGCGCACCTACAGGGCGTAATAAGTGCCTCGAGTACCAGAGGAAGAAGGAGCCTGCGCTAGGTTACGACGTGGTTGAGATTGGGTCTAAAGGCCACTTTGTCGAAGTCCCAGTCCCCTACAGACTGAAGCCTCAAACGCAGTCACTTAACGAAAAAGTGGAGGTAGTAGCACCTCCTAGAGTCCTAACACAGGCGGAAATAGACGCCCTAAACCAACCACAATAGGAGGATTAGTAGATGGCAAAAGTATTCGGAGGTGGAGGAAGTAGCTCATCCTGCGGTGATAGCGGAATCAGTCGCGTTCTACCTACCTCCCAGGAAGCGCTTAATACCTCACAGACCCAGTCCTTCTCATCGAGTCCTAACGTCTACTCCAAGACTCGCTCGGCCACGGGCGAGGCAAACCTACAGGATTTTTACACCAAATCCGATATCCATCGCCTGCTCAAGACTAAGGCGGATATCTCTTCGGTATACACCAAAGCCGAAGTGGACGCCAAGTTCGCCGACCTGGAGTCGGAGATCGGCGTTTCTCTAGTTCAGTTTATTACTGAGGCCGAGGTGGATGCGAAAGTCTCAGCTTCGTACGATAGCATCCTCTCCTACCTTGCTCAGAACTACTATAATAGATCCCAGACATACAGTAAGAGTCAGGTAGATACGCTCATCGCCTCTGTTGAGGTAGGCGACGGATTCGTTCTTAAGCAACCAGCCTCAACAGCCGATAACACCATCTCCCCTGGGGCCAATGAGGCCGTCCCTCTCACCCTCATCGCCTCAACCGACTCTGACATTACCACCATCCAGCACTGGGTAGACAATCAGTCCAATTCGGTTGGTCGAGTGAGAACGTCGGGCCGAGTGGAGTTCTATGGTCACCTGGTGGTAGGGCAGAACATCGAGAGCTGGAGACCTGCTCTTGACGCCAATATCCGCCGGATTAGTGGCGTGGCCGACCCCATCCACCTTCTAGACGCTGTGAACAAGAAGTACATGGAGGATTATATTGTCGAGGTTATCGATAACATCCAGCAGGGCGAGGATGACGCTTACGACATCGACTGCCTTGTTTACTAAGCCAGGGCGGTTCTAGGGTTAAAGTAAGATATGACTCAGACTCCCACTCCCCCACGCGACAAGGTTCGCCTAAGACGCTCGCCCGTCTTCACTAAGCGTCCTCAGGTCTATGACTTGGAGGATGGTGAGTTAGCCGTAAACTTCAACACTAACGAGCCGGGGCTCTTCATCCGCGACCTCGACGACCAGGGGAATAGGCGGATTAGGAAGATTGGGCCCATCCACTTCGGTTCAGCGGCTCCTAACTCCACGGCTAGCAATTACGGGTTTCCAGTGGCGCTGTCTAACGGCGAGGCCTGGGTGGATACTTCGGCCGGGGTGGATAAGTACCTGCTCAAAGTGTGGAATCAAGCGGCAAACTCCGGAGCGGGCGCTTGGATCGAGGTTGGAGATGTGTACGGTAGAGTGGACGATTACCTCGATCAGTTCAAGGACGCAACTGACGGATCGGATTACATCCACACTGATCGCACTCGCCTCAAGATCAATAACAAAACCGCCCTTCGTGGTCTGTCGACCATTTCAGGAAACCGACTCATAATAAACGAGGGAAACGAGTTCGCCAATGGCGTAACCGTCAACGCCGCTCAGTTGGATGTAAGCTCGAGTGGAGTGAGCCTGGTCTCCCAGACCATGACTCCCTTCCAGACCGACTCTGTCACGAGTAACGTCTTCACGTACGTAGCCCATGGCATGTTCAGTGGCGAGAGGGTGTATGTGTACCCGGAGCTGGCCGATGAGACTACACCCAGTCCCGTGGCGACAGGCGACTACTACATCCTCAACGCCACCAACGACACCTTCCAGCTCAGCTCCAACGGTTCTACCGCAATCACCTCTACCGGAAACGTCTACCTCGCCCCGTACGAGGAGATCGAGATTGACGCTGAGGCAAACTACTTCGCCACTGGGAATTTTGCGTACAAGGATCTGAGATTTGCTCCCGCGGACGGGCAGATCGAAGATGGCCATTGGGATGTGTATCATAACCCGGTAAATGGTAACCTTCGCATCTTTGCCCGCAATGGCAACACTCTGATAGAGCCGGAGGGACCCGGTTTGTCTATCGAGGCTAAGAACTCCTCTACTACTGAGGCTATTCCAGCTGGGTCGCCGGTGTACGTGGTAGGGTACGATGCTCTGAGCAAAGTGGCCAAAGTCGGCCTGTCGAAGAGCAACGATCCTGCCACCATGCCCGCTGTCGCGGTAGCCAAGGAGGCTATCGCACCAGGCGCTAAGGGTTATGTTGTGTTTCTAGGGCGTATAGATAACCTCAACACGGCATCTCTCCCCGGCTCGAACGGAGCTTCACCAGCCGATGAGGGCAGAGTGCTCTACGTCGGAGCTAATGGCGGTTTGACATTTACGCCTCCTCCGGCTGTTGGGGAGGGCATTCAGGCCATCGCAGTTTTGGTCCGACAGAACGCAACTCTTGGCTCCGTCGTAGTAAACAACCCGTCAGCGTTTACGGGTCAGCCTCCTCTGCCGGAAGGGTACGTGTGGGTGGGGGACAGTGACAATATCGCCACTGCCCACCGCCTCGACTACGACTCATTCCAGATCAGAGTTGCGGCCGGGGGCATTCTGGAGCTAGCTCTAGCCTCTAACGTAAAGTTTGGAGGGTACGAGTTTCTCTACGATGGTAACGCAAACTCCAAAGTACAGAATAAAGTCTCCACAGCAGCCGTTGGATCCACTATCTTCGATCCTGTAGTGGTGGCCAGCTTTGACGCTCTGTCCTACCGCTCCGCAAAGTTCCTGGTGCAGATATCCTGCCTCATTCCCAACGACGACTACGAGGTCTCGGAGATACTCATCGTCCACAACGGTACCATAGCTCATCTCACACAGTACGGCACGGTGAGCACGAGGGAAGCAGCTGAGAGATTCGGCGAGTTTGATGCTCAGATCATGCCCGGAGGTGAGTGCAGACTGACGTTCCGTAAGCATCCCTGGATACCCAATAACGTCTCGATCAGATCCCTCCGAACCGCGATATTAGTTTAAAGTCAAAAGACACACTAGTATATAGTTCGGGGGAACTGTGAACCCACTATGGCGACAAATCGTAAGTTTAATGTCCGGCACGGACTGAGTGCTGGAACGGGTACAACTCAGCGCGACATTGTAAGTGACGTAGGTGAGGTGTTGGATGTGGGAGTGCTCACTAATCTCACCACGCTGACAAAGATAAACGCTGTAGCGGCGATCAATGAGGTTAATACTAAAGCTTCTAACGCCGCGACAATCGATGACATCATCGCGTTAGCGATCGCGTTGGGCTGATAGGGTAGAGAAGGAAATATAACTCATGGCAAATACATTCAAAGCCTACTCTAAAGCGTCAGTAGGCACTACACCAACAACGGCTTACCAGGTTGAGTTGGGTGCGGCGACAGGTAAAACCGCTATCGTGATCGGCATCTCCCTGGCTAACAGAGCTGCAACACCCATCAACGTGGACGTGCAGATCGATCGGCCTGCCGCTGGCACTACGGCAGCGCCTTCGGATGACGTCTATCTCGCCAAGGCCATCCCCATTCCTAGCGGGAGCACCCTGGAGGTTATGGCTGGTCAGAAACTTATCCTGGAGTACAATAGCACCGCGGTGGCAGGGGATAAGATCGTGGTTACATCGGACACCGCTTCGTCACTTGATGTGATCGTAAACGCACTAGAAATCACTTCGTAAGGTAGGGAGTAGTACTTATTATGGCGTATCTTGGCAACGACGTAGACGCAATTTTTATCCCTGGGAGCGTTAACACCTCAACAAACTTGACTATCACAGGAGGGGCGCTTACCCAGACCGGGGGCGATGTCAACTTCGATAGCGGGACTCTGTTTATTGACGAGGATGTTAGTCGAGTTGGCATTGGCACCACGTCTCCTATCTCTTCGCTTCACGTAAGAGCTGCCTCTAATGGTGGGATCAGTGTTGATGCGGGTTCGGGCTATCCAGCGATCTGGTGGTCGGAAAATGGAGTCAACAAATGGAGCGTAACAAGCAATCTAAACGCTGATAGCGCCTTTGTAGTACGTGAGAGCGGAGTTGCTGATCGGCTTAATATAAAGATCGGTGGAAATGTAGGCATTGGTACTACGAACCCAGAGGAAAAGCTTCATGTACAAGGTGTTGGTATAATTACCTCCACTCTATATGTTGGAGGAACTTCATCGTCATCTAATTCTTTAGAAATATCTAATTCTGGTCAAGATATTCTTCGGCCTGGTGGTCGAATTTTACTCAGAGGTGGTGGAGGTCAAAGTACAAGAAACAGTATTGAATTAACAAATAATGCCGGAATTATAATTGACGGTGGAAGCGGAGAAACCTATGGTGTGGAGATAAAAGGCGGTGGGGGTCCAGTAAAAATTACGCAGGGAAATGTTGGCATAGGCACAACCAATCCTACCTCGCGATTCGAGACCCAAGAGGATACCACCTCTAACACCGATCTGACAATCACCAACGCGAATACTGGCGTCAACACCACTAAAGGGGCCAGAATCAGGTTTAGGCTTACGGATACTGTAGGAACGCGAAAGAACGTAGCTTTTATCTCGGCGTACTCCTACAACCAGGATTCTTCAGCCGGAAATTATCTCACTTTCTCCACCAGAACTACAGACTCCGATCCCACGGAGAAGGTGCGGATCACAAACACGGGTAACGTTGGCATTGGCATAACAAACCCATCTGACACTCTCCACGTCTCTGGGACCATAAATGCCACCTCTGATATGAGTTTGGGGGGTGAACTTAACTTCTACAATGTTAGCGATAAATTCGTAGATTTCTACACCAACACCGGTCAAACAGCTAATCTGAGACTAGTGGATTCTGGAAGTACTTCCTTCCATAGCGCGGTAAGGCTGATCCGGGGTGGAGCGGTTGAGCTCTATCATAATAACACGAAGCGACTCGAAACCACCTCGAGCGGTATACTTATTTCCGCACCCAATCTAGGAGCCAATATCGGCGACACGGTTACACTGGCGGATTTTGTACATAATAATGGTGGCAACGTTTCCTACCTGCGAGTAATCTCGCGCAGGAACTCTTCCACGCAGAACTGGACTGGTGCGTCAACTAAGATCGTAAACGTAACCGACGTAACCTACCAGGGGTACATCGAATTCAACGCTGACGGGGCTCCAAGTAGTATCGCGCTAGGTCAGGGAGGTTCCGAGTACGTTAGAGTGGTAAGTAACGGCAATGTTGGCATTGGCCGTACAAATCCCGAGTCAACTTTACATGTTGCTGGGACCTTTAGATCGACTTTAAACTCCGGTGCTGGAGGAGATACACTACTAAGTTCTATTAACGGCGTTAGTAACGGATATATCACATCTGTAGATACTAGTAACAATATCACCTACAGATGGAACACCGGGAGTAATAACCAAGCGATGATGATTGATGCCTCCGGTAATGTTGGCATTGGAACAACTCCAGCGTACAAGTTCGATGTTGGAGGAGGAGTGGCTAATATTGCCTCAAGGACAAAGGCTACAACGGGGGAGAGTCTCAGGCTCTCTACCACCGACTCCACCGACAGAATGGAGTTGTTATTCTCCCACGCCACAAACTCCTACTGGAGGATCCAGGCCGTGGAACAGAGCGTTTCCTACAGGCCTCTGGTACTAAATAACGATGGCGGAAACGTCGGAGTCGGAACAACAGCCCCCGGAACTAAGCTTCATATCTACGACAACACTGACAGCAGCTCTGTCACATACACCCAAAACGCGAGTACTGGGACCAATGCTTTCTCCGCGTTCACAATAAGAGCCGGAAGTACCCAAGCGTGGTGGTGGGTGAATTCGCAGAATAGAAGCGCCGATGGAGGAGTATCCACCTCCACACTGAGAAACGACGGAGGGTCGCTACGGCTCCAAGCCACAAGCAACGATGGCATCTTTATTAAGGGCGGGGCTACACATGTAGGAATCGGCACGGAAAATCCTGTAACAACTCTGGATATCAGAGGCAGTACCGCTGAATCCCTATACATCCGTAGATCGGATATCGCCAACATCTACGGATTTATGGGAGTTTCCACATCTAATACGTTCCGCATAGGATCTTATATTACCGGAACTGGGTGGGGGAATATTATTATCAACGACGGTGGGGGTAATGTCGGTATAGGTACCACCAACCCCACAGTAAGGCTCCAGGTCGATGGGGCGGTGGCAGCCTCTAGTACCGGAGGGTTCCTAAACACCACTTTTGCCATCAATGCTAGAAACCCCATCTGGAGATTCGGCAACGCCGACGCCTACGGCCTCAGCTACTTCCAAGGCACAGCGGGCGTAAGCCCTTCAGCTGGCGGGGATACTATCGGCTTCCACTTCGGCACCGCGACCGCCGCTGCCTCCCTCCTCCAGATAAACGCTGGGCGGGGAATCGTTGTCAATGGCGCACAGGATAACATTATCGCCTCGGAGAGCGGGACTTCCAACGCCTGGAGGGGAGTGATCAGATCGACCAACTCCTCGGCGGATAGGACCTCGTTCCTGGGGACGTACGCCGGGGTGGGTGGTGTGTTCTGTCATAACCACGCCTTTAGCGCTTGGGCGGATCTTTACGTCAATACGGTGGATGGAACCAGTGGAGGACGGACGATAATAGCGAATACCACCTCTGTTCTGACCACTTTAGGAACGCGGACTAACGGCACGACCTACGGAGGCAATACTGCCGGCCTCACGCTCAACTCCGTAGCCGAGGTCCGTAGCGCTCAGACCGCTAACCCTCCGGCCCTAACATTCCACTATGAAGGCATCGCCACAAGGCACCTACTGCTGAACTCCAGCGGTCAGTTTAATTTTGTCTCTCCGACAAGCGAGAATTCCGGCGTTGCTGTTGTTCTAGTCAACGGAAACACCGTCTGGCATGCCGGTAACGATGGGGCCCTATTCAACAATATGGGCGCGACTCACACCGCTAGATCGAGTTTTGACGCCACGTCCCCCAGCTACGGGTTTGGCTACCGGTACGTGCAGGGAGCGACTAATGGTCCGGGGACAGGAGGTACTCAGTTCTACTCTTGGTACATCGGTCTAGGGTCGGATTACGGGCCAACCGGCGCCACTTCCTACGGCGCCATGTTCGCTGTTGATAGGAACGTGGCGGTACCTTACCTATCTGTGAGGTATAATGAGGGAAATAACTTTACATCCTGGAGAAAGATTAGCGCGGGATTCGCCGATAGTTCCTCTAGATTGTACTCCACTGATAGCGTTTATAGTTACGGTTCCTCTAACCCGTACTACGGGTACCTGACTTATATCGGCGGGAATAGTAGGTGGAGATTCCAGGTAGCTCCCGCCACCCCCGCGGCCGTAGAGGTCGCCTACGCTGATTATGCTGGAGGTGCAGCTTCTACTCCCTATCCAGTCTTCTCCGGCGACTCGGTCGATGTTGCGAATATAACTTCAAGAATAGACTCCGGCTTTTACCAGCAGAGCAGTCCAACTACGGCAAATGGCTGGCCTTACAATGGAAGCTGGGCGCACCTACTCGCGTGCACTCACGCCAACGACGCAAACTACTACTCCATGCAGTTTGCCGCTAGCTTCTACGCCAACGATTTGTACTACAGATCGACCAACGGAAACGGAGGCACTGGGTGGTCGAGAGTAGCTCTCTATAACAATAGCTTCTCAGGTGACCTGTACGCGAACGTTTTCCGCGATTCCAACGATCCGACCAATTATTACTTAGATCCTAACGGCTCGTCACAATTGTACAGGGTAAGAGTCGGTCCGTATGCTGGATCTACAAGCAATGGAAACCAAGCAGGTCTTGAGATGCTGAACTCTGGTGGTACTGGAGATGGCAACGTAGCAGCGATATCCTTCCATTGCGCAGGCAGCTATGGAGTCCACCTGCATCTCCGCCACGACGGTTACTTCGGTGCCGGCGGATGGTCCGCTTCGACCTGGCGCTGGTACGTTAACATGACAAACGGCGACATGACCGCTGCTGGTAACGTCACCGCGTACTCCGACATCAGACTCAAGGAGGAGATCGAGCCTCTGCAAAACTCCCTAGAGAAGCTGATGCAGATAAACGGGGTGTCCTTCAGGTGGAAGGACCTGCCCGAAGTTGTCGGCCATCCGGGTAAGAAGGACTTCGGAATCATCGCGCAAGAAGTCGAAAAAGTATTCCCCGAGGTAATCCACCAGTCGGCTCACGAATCTCCGGATGGGGATCCGTACAAGACGGTGGCGTACGATAAGCTCGTTCCTGTTCTCCTGGAGGCGATTAAGGAGCAACAGAAGCAGATCGATGAGCTCAGGGAGGAGATTAAACAGATCCGGGCTGGGAGATAGCCTTAAAATGGTTTAAATTACTATATACTCTATGCGCCGGTTGCACATGTCCATCTCGTATTCCTGGAAGATCATCAGTATTAAAAGAGTCGACACTTCGGACCTCCAGGGCGTTGTCTTCCAGATCGACTGGAAGAAGATCGGCACGGACGCAAGCGGCGATACCGGGGAATTCCTAGGTACCACCAACTTCGATCCTAAAACTGTCGATCCGGAGAACTTCACCGCGTTCGAAGATCTGACCGAAGAGCGGGTTCTTGGTTGGATCGAGGAGGTTGTTGTAGGTGACTACGAACGTCAGGTAAACGCTCGTGTTGCTGAGCAGATCGAGAATAAGAAAATCATCATCCACCAGGTATCCGACGGAAAGTTCCCGTGGCAACCTACTGACGCCACCATAACTCCTGTCTTTACTCCTAGTGCGGAATAATGCCCCTAGTATCGTCCGGTGAGATCAGTATTGGTGGCTCGACGACGAACCGCTCGATCAACCTCGAGTTGGGTAGAGCCGCAGGTGCCAACTCCTCGCTCAATGAGACCGCTCTGAGAAGCCTCGCTGGCATCAGTTCCGGCACTATATCGCTGAGCAACTTCTACGGTAAATCCTCCTTCACCCACACGTACTTCATACGTACGTACGGAAACTACGGCAACGGTACTGAGCTCGCAGCTGTTGCTAGGGACTCGTCAACAAACGTCTATTTAGCGGGTTCGGCGGGTAGTGAAAGTGCGGGGGCGTATATAGTAAAGGCCGATGCCAACGGAACTGTTCAGTGGCAGAGGTCCCTGGGCGCTTACACTGTTACTTGGGGCAATGGAGTAGGCTACGACGGCTCTGGTAACGTTTACGTTGCGGGTCAAGGAGGCAGTGATGTTTTACTGGTAAAGTATAACTCTAGTGGAACCCTCCAGTGGCAGAGGACTCTTAGCGGTCCGTATAACGACCTAGCTTTTAAACTAGCGGTAAGCTCTGCTGGTAACGTTTATTTCTCAGGGACAACTGAAGCTGCAGGAGCCAACAGTAACATACTGACCGCCAAGTACGACACAAATGGTAATCTTCAGTGGCAGAGAACCTTATCATCAGCTAGCTCGGAGTCCCTCTGGGATGCCACAATAGACTCTTCTGAAAATGTCTACATCTGCGGAGCCGGTTACGGTCTAAGCCCTGGAACCGCGTTTATTGCAAAGTATAACTCAAGCGGAACTCTCCAGTGGCAGAGGAATTTTGGCTCCGGTAATGGTTGGTACTTTTTCTCGGTAGCAGCCGATGCTTCGGGGAATCTATACGCTAGTAGTAACGTTGACACCATAGTTAAATATGACACTAACGGAAATCTGCAGTGGCAGAGAAGTTTAAGCGGTTGTAATTTTGGGGCTATAGCTGTGGACTCGAGTGGCAATTCCTACACTGCTGCACTAAGCGAGGTGACTGAGGGATCTACACTATACTACGTTCTTGTTTTTGCTAAAATTGATACAAGTGGAACCCTCCAGTGGCAGAGATACCTTAGAGACAATCAACCCTATTATATTACGGCAAGTTGGCTCGCAGCGGATATGTCAGTAGATTCCTCCTCTAATATGTACTGCGTTGCATTGTCATATGATAGTAATTATAGTTCACAAGGTCTGTTTATTAAACTAAGAGGAGATGGGTCCGTAACCGGCACCTACGGAATCTATACTTATGCTGTAGCAAATAAAACTTACTCTACTCCAAGTGCTACAAATGCTACAGCCACACTAACTGACGCGGCTGGAACATTGACCAGCGCTGCTTCTTCGTACGCTGACGCCGCTAGGACTATCAGCCCAACGGTGACTACGTTATAATAGAAACCCTATCAATCAAAATTATGCTTTGCTACTATGCCAGAATAGAGAACAACGAGGTCGTTGAGTTTCCGATCTATCAAGGAGATCTCAAAGTCCTTGCTGGATTCGACGACGCCAGCGGTCAGGAGTTCACTCCGCCCGAAGGCTACGTTGAGGTGGAGGACGCGCCCTTTCCGGAAGTTCCTCAGGACCACACAAAGATACTTAGGGAAAAGCCTCCGGCTCAGATTGAGGGGGTTTGGACGCGGGTCTGGGCGATCGAGGATGCCACTGAGGCGGAACTACAGTTCAGGACTCAGAGAAAATCCGACGAGGTACGTAAGCAGAGAAACGAGCTTCTCGCCACCTCCGACTGGACACAACTCGCTGACGCGCCTGTAGACGCCAGCGTATGGGCCACGTACCGGCAGCAGCTTCGCGACGTTCCCGGTCAGAGTGGGTTCCCGTGGCAGGTGGAGTGGCCCGTAGCCCCCTGATCAAGACCGGAAGGGTTTAAAGGTGTAGTAGGAATATAATAAACGCATGGCCTATTTAGGACGTAATCCTGCTGTTGGAACACAGAAAATGCTGGACTCAATCGAGTCTCAGTTTAACGGCGTCCTAACCACCTTTGACCTGCGTTATGGTGGAGTACCCACCTACCCGACACTCTCCGAGTCACTGATCGTTAGCCTTGGAGGTGTGCTACAGGAACCCGGGCAGGCCTATTATGCATCATCGGACACAATTGTGTTTTCCGAGGCACCGCAGACAGGCACCGAGTGCTGGATCCTGCTCTATAGCGAGTACGGTGCGGGCATAGGCTCCTCCCAGCAGGGTGACTTGGGCGCCAATAACCTAACTCTCACCGGCCAACTTCGTGGCCCCAGCACCTTCATCATCGACCCAGCGACAGTGGGTGATGATACGGGCGACGTGGTTATTAAGGGCAACCTGACCGTCCAGGGCGCTACCACCACTATTAACTCCACAACGCTGACAGTTGACGATAAGAATATCGTCCTTGGTGATTCAGCCTCGCCGACCGATGCCCTAGCAGATGGAGGTGGCATCACGCTGAAAGGCGCTACGGATAAAACTATTAACTGGATCGATGCCACGGACGCTTGGACCAGCAGTGAGCGATTTAGTTACCCTTTAGGTAGCGCTGCAGCTCCGGCGCTAACTTTTACCGGTGACCCCAACACCGGCATCTACTCCCCCGGCGCAGATCAGCTAGCTCTCAGCACCGCCGGCACGGGGCGGTTGTTTGTGGATGCGAGTGGGCGCTTGGGGGTGGGGGCTTCTGTGCCTGCTGATGCACTGCATTTAGCATCCGGTAATTTTAGGCTTACAAATGGTGCAGCTTTTACCACAGCAAACTCTTTAATTAGAAGCGTTAGTTCTTTTGCTGGTTCTGCCAATCAGTTTGAAACAACAAGAATTTCATTTATTACCGGAGCTTTTGTAAACAGAGGTGAAATTGCATTTAGTACTGGAGATGATACCTCTGCTTGTGTTGAAAAAGTTCGCATTGATTACCTTGGCCGCGTCGGCATTGGTACCACTGGGCCTAATGTCCCACTTCAAGTGATCGGTGGGTCAACTGTCACGGATCCTGTTATCCGTGCAACCAATAGTGGGGCTACGCAATCAATGGCGCTGATGTCTGGTGGTCTGCGCATGGACGGTGGCGCACCAATTCAGATTTATCAAGGCGGAACTGAAGTTGCCAGGATCGACGCAAGTGGCGGCTTCCAGTTCAAAGGCGCTGGCACCGCAGGCGTCACTCAAGCCGTCAGCTTCAACGGCAGCGCACCTGTTAATAGCCTTGTCATCGACTCCAGTGGCCGCTTGGGGGTGGGGACTTCTAGCCCTAATCAAAAGCTAGA